AAGATAAGAAACTTTTGAAATAAATCTCCAAATTTTTGATTCATTATTTACCCCATTTACCATTCTTTACAATAGTGGCCATAATTCCATAATTAGATACATCAAGAAATGCATCTTCCATAGGTTCACCTTCTACTGCATTCTCACGACCACTCATCAATAAATTCTTTAACCGTTGTATCTTATCGTTCATTCTGAACCATAAACCCGTAAGTGATAAATGTATCTCATCAGGTGTTTGTAATTGTGTTCCAACACTTATGTTACCTGGACCGTAATCGTGTTGTTTATGTAAAAACAACTCATATTGTTCTTTTTGTAATCTTTTGAACTCTTTAGTCATCTCTGGCCATTCAAGTTCCATTTGTTCTATAACCGATTCAACCTTAGCTACTTTGGACAAATTCTTAGTATCTTTTATAACTTTCATATATTATTCCTAATTTACATAATTGAATATACGAATAAAATCGTATACAAGTCAAGCGTTTTATTCATTTCCTGCTGTGTAACCGCCTACAGTACCAAGAACGTTTAAACCCGCATCCTCAATCTTTTTAGGTTCAACTCCCCACTTTTGTGCAAGTTGTCCTAACTCTAACATACCACCTTCAGTAAGCATATACATTTCAACCATATCATATGCTTCTTTTTTACTGACTTGTTCGTGATTTGCTACTATATTGATTAACCAACTTGGATGTTCCATTTGATTTCTCCTTTTTGTATATTTTAACCATTGTTTACCCTTTGGTAATACGTTGGTATATAATTTGTACAATTCTTTTGGTTGCAAATTATATTTTTGTAATTCGTTTACTAAACTAACCCACTCCATCTTCATAGACAAAAATCTATGAGTCATATAATTAGACCAAGACTTCTTATCTTCGACTGATATATCTTCCCAATAACTAGGGCTTTGAACTGCTGTTATTTGATTTATGTGATCGAATAGGCTTTTTCTTTTTACCAAAGATTTTTTCCCACTTCTTGTCCCACTCATCTATACTAATACCTCTTCTCGGTAAATCACCTTTACCGGCTGAAGATTCTTTATGAAACATAGGTTTTTCTTTTTTCGGTTTATCACTTTTACTAGCTTTTTTCTTTGACATTTAATCCACTACCTTCTAACATACCTTCTGCAACTTTACCACAATTCCCACAACTATAAACTTGTACAGGAATAAGTGTTTCTTGACCAGTAGGTGATACAATAGCTGACAGTTTTTTTAAAATAAATGAAGTTATATATAAATAGTTATTACAATCACTACATTTAATTGTTTCTGCCTTTCTTAAATCAACTTGCACTTGTGCAGATTGAGGATTCGGTAATGGTTTCATTGGTTTTGTACTCATTTTTTACTCCTAAATAATTTCATCTATTAATCCATAATTTAAACACGTTTTAGCATCCCACATCAAATCATGTTTTAATATCTCATCAAGTTTCTCCATTGGAACTTGAGTATATTCTTTATAAACGTTTTTAATTGTAGTCATCATTAAATCAAGATTCTGTTTCTCATCTTCAAATTCAGAATATTTACCCCAAAAATTTGTGGATAATTGATGAATCAGCATATAAGAATTTCTACTCATAAATCGCTTCTCACCTACTACTGAAAGAAAAGTAGCCGCACTTGCACAAAATCCATCTACATAAGTATGAACTGGAACTTTTGTTCTTAGTATTGTATCCATAGATGATATACCACTTACAACTGAACCACCACCTGAATTTATAAACAATTTAAGTGTAGGTGGTTCTATATCTAAATTATTTGATAATGTTAAACTCCTAGACTCTAACTCTCCTAGTTTTTTATTAAGTTCGGATACACTATCTCTATTTACACCAGCGTAATAATAAATTTTATTCTCGTGTACTGATATATGTTTTTCTGGTTTGCCACTATTTGGTGACGTACTTTTTGGTTTTGGTGATTTCTTTTCACCCCAATATTTTTCTACCATTATTCTACCACATCTACTATTTTTGATTGTTTTGCGATTATAGTTTCAAAAACAAAAGGTGAATCTTTTAACCATTCATTTACCTTTGTTTCTGCGACACTTACTGAATCACATTCTACTAAATAAACTCTACGAACTTTCTTTTCTTTTACTCCGTTTTTAGTTTGAATTTCTTCAATGAATACAACTGTTGCTTCAAAATACATTTTAACTCCTTATTTTATAACTCCTAATAATTCTATAACCATAGCCATAGCATTGATTTCCTTATCAACTACTTGACTATCTGACACTTCATATCTTGCAATAATCAAAATACATTCTGCAACATGACCTTTACCATAATTATCTACTTCATCATATAACAAACGAAATAAATCAGCGAAATCTGTAATTTTGTTGTCTACTAATAACTGTCTAATTTCTTTAAATGCATTTTTTTTATTTTGTGTTTCTAAAATCTTTAATAATTTTAATTTATAATCATTCTGTATAATACTTGAAGTATCTAATTTAAGATTACCGTTAACAACATTTCTTTGAGCTGAATTGATAACTCTACGAATATCTGGATAACCACTATCTACTAAAACTTTTATATCTTCCATAGTATCAGTAACATTTTCTTCTATTAAAATATCATGTAAATGTTTTGCAACTTCACTCTTAGACGGTGGAATAATCTGAAATGATTGACATCTACTTTGAATCGGGTCAATAATTCTCTCTACATAATTACAAGTTAATATAAATCTACAATGTTTACTAAATGTTTCCATTAGATTACGAAGTGCCGCTTGAGCGTTTGGTGTAATGTAATCACACTCATCTAATATAATAATCTTTAAGTCTTTAAAACCAACAGTTGAAGCAAATTGTCTAACTTTATTACGAACTGTGTCTACACTATTTTCATCAGATGCGTTTATGTAAAGATAATCACATTCTATATTATTTACAAGTAATTTGGCGAGAGTGGTCTTACCTGTACCAGCCTTCCCGAAGAACAAAAGATGTGGTAAGTCACCACTCTCCAAATAAATCTTGACTTTACTTTTTAGATGTTCATTTCCAATGTAATTGTCAAGACTGGAAGGTCGATATTTTTCTACCCATAAATAATTAGACATTAATCTGCTTCAGTTGTAGCTACTAACCAATATGTAGCGGTGTAATGATCTATTTTAAAACTAATTTTAGCTAATCCTTCACTACTAACTTGTAAGTATGCACTTTCACATTCTTTATTAGCAACTAATATATTACTAAAGTAGTCTGCATTAAAAGAAACATTATCAATTGAACTAAACTCTGAAGTGACTACTGGTATCGTAACTCTATTAGTATTTACTGAAGAATATCCTATAACTAACTTTGTAGATGATTCATTAGTAATAACAGTAAAAGTAGATGTATCTTGTAACGCAGACTTACCAGATATAAACTTATTGATAACTGAAGGTGTCATATTTATACTAAGTTCAAAATTAGGAATAGTTTGTAGTTGTGGAGGTTCATTTATAATTGAAGGATCACTTAACATATAATTAACTGATGACGCTGAATCTGATATTTTCATTGAAATCGTTTTATCACCCGCTTTTGTTACTGAAACATCAATGTCCTCATCTAATACAGATAGTAACTTTAATAACTGTTCAGTAGTATAAATACCTATATCCGCGTCTTCAAAATTCCATTTATCCATTATAATTGTACCTAATAATGTTTTGTCACTTGATACGAATCTTGTACCTAACTTTTGTTCATTTGACTCACTTCTTAATACTACTGAGTCAGCTATACCATTCAAATAATATTTATTGATAAAGCGTACTAATCTTTGTTTATTCATAACTTCTCCTATTAATTGTAACTATATATACATATATATTAGTTTGTTTTCTTAAAATCAAAAAAATCTTTCTATTGTTTTAGAAGCGTCTGTTGGTTCATCCCAACCAAGAGCTTCATATAACATCATTATCTTTTTATGTAAAGCTTGTTTATATAATTTCTCTGGATTTATATATTGTCTAATAAAATCTAATACTTCTATAGGGTCTTCATAACCTTTATACGCTATAGTATTTAATCCTAAAGGGTTTTGTTTTAAATATATCCATTTAATCTTATCACCATTAGATATTCCAGAATATTGTCTTGATATTTTATTATACTTTAAAAAATCATTATAGTATAGAGCACTCTTTACGTGTACTGGTGTTCCTAATTTATGTGATTTAAATATGTCCCCATCAACATTTTTATATTTTTTTAACCCTTTTACACTAATTGGAATAGCTATTTTATTAAAATCCATAAGTTTCATACTGTCTTTAAAATTAATAATAAACTCATCCAACTTTTCTTTTGGAACATCCATTAATATATCTTCTAATACTTTACTTAACATTTCTCTCATAGCTACAGGAAAACTTGAACGGACTGTATCTAAACCTTTAATCATCATTTTATTGACTTTTTTACCGTTGTCATTAATAATTTTAAGTCCATATCGTTTCTTCGTAACAAACAATCCACTCTTAGCAATAACTTCTTGTTTAATATCAAATCTATGTTTATCTAAGTTACAAAACTTCTTAGCAAAATAATCATAACCTTTATTTAAATATACTTGTACTTCACTTGCTATCTCTAAAATAGCTTTTGACATTTTATCTTCACTCTTAACATCTAAATCAGGAAATCTTTTTTTAACTAATGGTAACGCTGAATAAAAAACTGAATCAGTATCAATGTAAATACAATGGTCTTTTGTATCTTCTAACTCTTTATTGTAAAATACATTACCTATCTTTCTTGTAAACTTAATTAAAGATTGACCAGTAGATGTTACAGCCTCTGCATTATCTAAATCATAAAATCTAAATGCTGGAAGTCCAAGTACACCATATAAACTATTTAAAACAACTTTTTGAAGATATTGTCTTCTATCAAAATATTCAGATTTTTCTTTATCACCTTCCTCGTGAAACTTCTTCGATAACTTTCTGTATTCAACTCTTTCATCAAACCACTTTCTTAATAACGCTGGTAATAATCCGTCTTTATCTGAACGATACATTACACCATTTGTAGCAATTCCTATTTGTTCATTATCCATCATACGTTTTAATTCTGTTTCTGTATATCTATTCAATACATTTCCATCTTGAGTAAGTGAATATGTTTTTTTGTTATCTTTTTTCAAAAACTCTTCAGGATTCCAACCTTCTATCTTACCAAGTTTAGTTTCAGGTGAAATGTTTAACGACATAATACAAGACGGATACATTGATGTAATATCTAAATCATACACCCAATCGTGTTTACCTGATTGTGGTTCTTGTACATATGCACCTGCAAACTTTTCTATTTTAATACTCTTATCTCTCTTGGGTTTATTAGGAGCTATAATATTATTTTTTCTTAAATAAACTAAAATAGAACCTTCCAAATAACGAGAACTCATAAATACATCTTCATATGGAACGTGACCTAAATGAGCCAACCCTCTCGCTATTTCAATAAAATCTAATTTATCATCTATCTTTTTAACTAATTTTACGTCTTGTAAGTTATACTCTACAAACTTATTTAAATCATTTTCATATAAATCATTGAGTGTTCCCTCATACTCAACTTTCTTTTCACCAACTTCATATTCACCTATAGCATCTAATCTATATGATGGTCGTTGACTAAATGTATACTTTTTATATAAAGCTAAATAATCTAAAATACTTACACCTGCTATTTTATATCTATTCTGAAAATCACTCCATTGAACAATATTAATAGGTGATAACAAATTAGCAACATTCTGTCCTACAATTTGACAAGCTCTATTATACAAATAAGGAACATCAAAAAATTCTACATTCCAACCAGTTAAAATAGTGGGTTGAATTTCCATATACTTTTTAAAAAATGCATTTAATAAATCGTATTCATCTTTAAATGATTCTATAGTATCACCACTATTACTAGGTTCCAATATATTAGATGGGTCTAATGTATAACAAAAATATTTTTCTAATATAGGATCATTAAAAGCTATTGAAGTTATTTTATTTTCAGCTTTTTCAATATTAGGAAATCCATCTATAACTTCAACTTCAATGTCAAATATCATCACTTTATGTCCGATAGAAACTTCATCTGAACCTGTATAATTATCTACTAATACTCTTATCTCAGGATTAACATCGGATTCAAATAAATCTGGTTGATCTTTATCCCAATCAGAGACTCTTTTTAATTTATCACCGTACAAAGAAACATAATTACCAACTCTATTTTTTACATAGGCATACTTTTTGTAACGAAAAGTTTGATGTCCAAACTTATCATCCCAAATATGCATTTTATTTATTCTTCTATCGTAATAGATGTTTTGATACATTTAGATTAGGAAATCCCTATCTGTCATATATGAATATACGAATAAAAAGCAATACAAGTCAAGCACTTTTTATTAATTCTCCAGGAATTTCACAACTTTCGTTGTTGCAGAACTTATCTACTTCAGCCTCTTCACCTTCAACCCCTACAAAACTTAAATGTCCAAGTTTTTTAACTTGTTTACTATACTCTTTTTCTGTAATAGCTTCATAAGGCATTTGTTTGTAAGCACCATAGTCATGTCTTGGTAATAATGATATACCCTTTAATTTATATTGAAAATAATTTAATACGTGTGATAATTCATCTGCTTCTGTTTCTGGATCAAATGTAGCTGTACAACTGACTTGATTATCTGCCCAATGTCGTTGAAGAAAAGCGGCTAAACTGAATTGTTCCCAAATCGAAAGTTCAGCCGCTGTTCTTATACCCTCACCTACATCTACTGGCACTTCTACAACCATTGTAGAATCTTCTGAACCGAAGGCTGGTTCTAATTTATAACCTGCTTTCTTTAACGGTCCTATTAATTCTGAATGTTTAGATAATCTCATTCTACGAATATAAAATCTTGATTCTGGATAATGCATTCCTGGTGTTGCTCCTACTAATAATGAAACTGTTCCACTCGGTTTAACTGAAGTAGTTTTAATAGATTTAGGTATAGCGAACCAATCTGAATATTGTTTATCCCAATCTTGTATAACATCATATCCATCTTCTAACCAATCTTTTAATTCTCCTAAACCGTGATTAGTAATGAACTGTGCAACTCCACTAACACTACATCCAATTCTTCTATTTCTTAACATTACTCTATTAGTATCAGGCCAATGTGTTTTACCTAATGTTACTGTTTTGGCGTACAAGTAAGCATATTTTAATGTACGAGCGTAATCCTCAAATGAATCGTGATTATTTGGAAATGTCTCCACTAAACAACACAACTCATATGATTCAAGTGATTGTTCAAGACAAGGATTACCACCAGCTACTCTATGGTCTTTATCATCACCACCGTTTTTCATTCTTGAGTAGTGTCTCATATTTTCTAACCACGCGAATCCGGGTTCACCGTTGTCTACAATTCTTTTACATACATCAGTATAATCCATACCTAATTCCGCAAATATTGAATTGTTTGAAGTCCAACCATATTGTTCTCTATGTTGATTGACTTGATAATTCTTTAAATCTAAATATTCTTCTGAATGTGGATCACCAAATACAATTTCAGCTGTTCTTCTAACATTACCTGCTACAACACATTTACCAATCAAATTCATTATATCAACAATAGTTGTTACAGTTATTGGTTCTCCACTATTCTTCTCTAATACTTCTCTAATATCTCCATGTACTTCTTCTAATGGTTCAGGACCTGAACTCACTCCACCGAATCCCTTAATTGGAACTCCTGCTGGTCTAATCTTTGTATAGTCAAACTCAATTGGTGCCTGTCCATGAAAATAACTCTCTAATAATAGTTTAAGTGATTCTACCCAACCCTCACGAGTGTCTGGTATTTCAAAAGTTTGGTTATCTCTACTTTCATCTACACCCTTAACTACTATTTCACCTGCACCTTTTGTATCAATT